AGATTGCTTCTTATCAAGGCTGAACTTTTTAGTCAGAAAATTTGTCAATCTACTCGACCAGCACCTTTCGCTTTGTTAGTGCATGGTGAGTCGTCAATTGGAAAAAGTGTGTTTACTGATATTTTATTTTCACATTATGGTAAGATTCGAGGTTTACCTGTTGAGTCTGAATATAAGTATGTACGTTCTCCTTGTGCTGAGTTTTGGGATGGTTTTGATCCTAAGATGTGGTGCCTAGTGCTGGATGATATAGCTTGGGCTCATACAAAAGGTGCGACTCCTGATATGAGTGTTCTTGAATTACTCCACTTGGTGAATAATGTTCCATACGTCACGAACCAAGCCTCTATCGAGAAGAAAGGCAATTATCCGTTTCTCGGCCAATTGATTATAGGTACCACAAATACCAAAGATCTTAATGCCGATTCTTATTTTGCCTATCCTGCTGCTGCACGACGTCGTTTTCCTTATATCTTTAATCTTAAACCTAAGCCCGCTTTCTGTGATGAATATGGTGGTCTTAAGGTTCCTAGTGAGGAATATGGAAAGTACCCGAACTTTTGGGAGATTACTGTCGAGACTGTCTCAGCGCGAGGTCGTGCGACTGTGACCACGAAATTGTTCACCACGGATGATATCGGTGTGTTTCTGGAGTGGTACACCAAGATTATTCGTGAATTTGACGCTAAACAGGATCAAGCAGTGAAAGGCACCGATTCTATAATCAACGCCCCTTACTGCCCGCACTGTCAGCTGCCTATGATGTTTTGCAGCTGTTCCCCTGTTGTCATCAGTGATGAAAAATTACCCAGTGCCTTTGGTGGCTTGAGTAAGATTGAAGAGGAATTGAGTTCTGAATCTGATTGTGAATCTGATCCAGAAGATGTTGTTGAAGAATACGAAGAGTATCCGTCTAATATGGGAATGGATGATTTTCTAGGAAGAAACTTTAGTAGCTTGCATGAGAAGTATATCCACACCGATGAAGATGGACACTTTGTGCCTTTATCTCCTAAGAAATCCAAAGCTTATTTGGAGGAGCTGCAGGAAATCAAGCGAACTGGAACCTGTCATCATGGCTGTAAACCGTATTTATGGTGTAGAGATTGTGATCCCTGTGGTGGTTGTGG